TAAGTGATTTCTTTGGATACTCAGTAACAATATCTGGAGATACGGTGATTGTTGGTGCTTATCGTGAAGACACTGGTGGTACTGATGCTGGATCCGCTTATATCTTCACCAGATCAGGCACTACTTGGACACAACAAGCTAAGATTCAAGCATCAGATAAACAAGCAAGTGATTTCTTTGGATACTCAGTAGCAATAAAGGGTGACACGGCGATTGTTGGTGCTTATGGTGAAGACACTGGTGCTGGTGGTGCCGGAGCAGCGTATATCTTTACCAGATCAGACACTACTTGGACACAGCAAGCTAAGATTCAAGCATCAGATATACAAGTAGGTGATCAATTTGGATACTCAGTAGCAATATCTGGTGATACAGTGATTGTTGGTGCAAATGTGGAAGACACTGGTGGTACTGATGCTGGTGCAGCTTATATCTTTGTTGCTGGTTAATATAGAAAGAATAAAAAATGTCATGTACTTCATCTCGATCACAAAGGGTGTTGCACGATATACTGCAAACTTCACACCTCCCACAGCACCGCTTGGGTTTAATAATGTACAGTAAGATTATAATCATATTTGGTGGTTAAAATGACAACTAAAATATCAACAGACAATTTCGACGAAGTATTAACTTCAACAATCGATTCAATTTTTACTGTGGCTAACAATGCTTTATCTACCGCTAACGCAGCAAATACTTTTGTGACCACTACCACTGATGATATTCAAACCGCATTAAGTAATGTTGGAGCATCGGTTTATGCCACAATTAATGATTTACCTTTAGCCAATAATTCAAATGGTGTATTAGCGATTGTGTCATCGACCAATACATTATATTTTTGGAATGGAATTGGTTGGTATAAAATAGCATTAATCAATCAATCACCAACCATTACTGCAAATTCAGAACCAACATATACATTAACAGCTGGTTCTAATACTGTTATACAATTGGCAGCTACAGATCCTGAAGAAGTTCCGATTACTTGGTCTTATTCGGTCACAAGTGGTTCAATAGAAGACACCTCAGTTGTTGTTTCTGGTAATACATTTACGATTGTACCTGGAGAGACTGCCGCCACATTTGACTTAACATTCACCGCATCTGACGGCGTTAATATTGATACCAGCGCAAGTAGCTTTACATTGTCGTTTGGTCCAGATTGGACTAATACAACAGAAACAAAAGTAGTATCATCTGATGTAGCTACCAGCGACAACTTTGGTTATGACGTATCAATATCAGGAGATTACGCTATCGTCGGTGCTATGTACGAGGATCCTAATGCCATTGATGCTGCAGGTGCTGCTTACATTTTTACCAGATCAGGTGGCACTTGGACACAACAAGCAAAACTGATAGCATCCGATGCGGCTGCAGGTGATAACTTTGGTTGGTCTGTTGATATAGATGGTGACACGGCAATCGTCGGTGCTTATGTGGAAACGAATGATATTCAATATGAAGGTGCTGCTTATATCTTTACCCGATCAGGTACTACTTGGACACAGCAAGCAAAGTTGATAGCATCCGATAGACAGGTAAATGATTTCGCTGGATATGATGTATCTATAAGTGGTGATACTGCGGTCTTTGCCGCTATCAATGAAGACACTGGTGCTACTGATACCGGTGCTGTATACGTCTTCACCAGATCAGGTACTACTTGGACACAGCAAGCCAAGTTACAAGCATCGACTAGAGAAGCATCCCAACGATTTGGTGAAAAGGTTGAAATAGATGGTGACACAATAATTGTTGGCGCTAGAGATGATACTCCTTCCACTGATGCTGGCGCTGCTTACATTTTTACCAGATCAGGTACTACTTGGACACAGCAAGCAAGGTTGCAAGGATCCGATCTACAAGCAAGCGATTTATTTGGTTTGTCAGTTGCAATAGATGGTGATACAGCAGTTGTTGGTGCTTTTAATAATGATACTGGCGGCGCCAATGCTGGTGCCGTATATGTCTTTACCAGATCAGGTACTACTTGGACACAACAAGCGAAGCTGCAATCGTCACCTGTAGAAGCAGGGGCTAGATTTGGCCAATCAGTAGCAATAGAAAATGGAACAATAGTTGTTGGGGCTGATCGTGATTCAACTACAGGTGTGTACTATGGTTCAATTTTTATATTTACTGGGTCAGGCAGCTCTTGGACACAGCAAGCTAAAAAACAAGCATCGGACGCATCGGGCACCATGTATCTTGGTTTTCGGTCAGGCATATCTGGTAATACGATAATTACTGGTGCGCACGGTGTTAACACTGGTGCTGGATCCGCATATTTTTATACTGCAAGTTAATAAAATAGAAAGAACATAAAATGGCATTAGATGCAAATATTAACCGATTGGAAGTTTCTGGATAATGTTAAAACAAATAGATGGACGTTGGGCCTTAGTTTCCAAAAAAACACAAAGACCTCTGGCTTATTATAGAGGCGAAGGAAAACCTTCGGATGAATGGGTACAAAAACAAGAAGCCCGTATTCAGTTTTTCAAAAAAGGTATGAGTGAAGCTGCATATGCTGGCAACATTGGTATTATGGAATTAATTAAATTCAAACAAAAAGCCAATGAACAACAAAAGAAACAGTTTGACCAACATGTCAAGAATAAAAAACATAAAGAAGCCTGGGATTTAGTTAAACATGTAACTGGAGTTAAACTACATAAGAGTGTATATGAAGAACAGGAATTTGTGTCTAAGGCTGGTGCGGGAGAATGGGGTAGACGAGAAACGGTAAACAATTACATGAAAGCTACTCCAGGCCAAAGTTTAAGAAAGTTCAGAGAATATATAAAAGATAAGTAAAATTTTTGGAGTAAATTATGAAAGATTTGATTATTGGTACAAGTACCAACTATGATTGGTCAAAGTTAAAATATTGGGTTAACTCGATAAATCAGAGTGGCTTTGAGGGAGACAAAGTATTAATTCTGATGAATTGTGATGCTGAAACTGCACAAAAAGTTGTTGATTCTGGATTTAGTGTTATAGCTTTCGGAAAAGATGAAAAGGGCAATTTGACTTATGAATCAAAAATGCCAGTGCATACCGAAAGATTCTTCCACATGTATCATTTTCTCAGACAAAGAGAATATCGATATGTAATTACGACTGACGTTAAGGATGTTGTTTTCCAAAAAAATCCAATTGAATTTTTGGAAAAAGAATGTGTTAATAAGAACTTGGTCTTTGCTTCCGAAAGTATGAAGTATAAAGACGAACCTTGGGGTAATCAAAACCTACAAGAAACTTATGGTGACTACATATATAATATTTTTAAAGAAAATGAAATTTATAATGTTGGTGTTTTAGCTGGTCATGGGTATGCAATGAGAGATTTAATTCTGAATATTTTTATTGCAACAACCGGCAGACCAATACCAATTTGTGACCAGTCAACATTCAATTTTTTAATAAGTCAAAACCCCTACATACATCTTTCAAAATATTGTAAATCGGAAGATGGGTGGGCGGCACAATTGGGTACAACTGGTGACCCATCAAAATCTTCTCAATTTGACCCCTTGCTTTTAGAACCAAAACCAGTGTATAATGATGATGTTGTTACTACCTCAACGGGTGAAGAATTTTATATCGTGCATCAATATGATAGAGTTCCTGGCTTGCGTGAGAAAATTGAGAGGAAATTTGGATGAAAAAAACAGCGTTTGTAACTGGTATGACAGGCCAAGATGGTCCATACCTTGCTAAATTTTTATTGGAAAAAGGATATCATGTTTATGGTTTAATGAAACGTTATTCCAATCCCAATTTAGATAATTTAAAATTTTTAGGCATACTAAATGACATTGAAATGGTCACAGGTGATATTACCGACGATAGTAATATGAATCATTTGGTGAAATCAATTAAACCAAATGAATTTTATAATTTAGCCGCACAGAGTTTTGTCGGCGCCAGTTGGGATTTAAACAAATTAACCACAGAAGTCAATGCAATTGGTCCATTGAACATTTTAAATGCAATTAAGACACATAGTCCGGATACAAAATTCTATCAGGCTAGCACATCGGAAATGTATGGTAATAGTAAAGGTGGGTTACAGAACGAAGAAACACCTTTTCACCCACGAAGTCCTTATGGTGTCGCAAAACTATATGCATATTGGATTACAGTAAACTTCCGTGAAAGTTATAGTCTACATGCGAGCAATGGTATTCTTTTTAATCACGAATCTCCGATTAGAGGTATTGAATTTGTCACTAGAAAAGTTACAGATGGTATTGCCAAAATAAAATTGGGACTAAACGACAAAATTGTTTTAGGTAATTTAGACGCCAAAAGAGATTGGGGTTTTGCTGGCGATTTCGTTGAAGCAATGTGGTTAATGTTACAACAAGAAGAACCTGGTGATTATGTTGTTGCGACAGGTAAAGAATATACAATACGACAATTATTAGACATTGGTTTCAATCATGTTGGCTTAACTGATTGGGAAAAATATGTAACTTCTGACCCAAGGTTTAAAAGACCTGCTGAACTACACACATTGTGTGGCGACTCCAGTAAAGCCAAAAATGTTTTGGGTTGGTCCAACAAAACGTCTTTTGAAGATTTAGTTAAAATGATGGTTGATGCTGATATTAAAAGGTTATCTTAATGAAAAAAATATTGTTTGTTGTTCATCGATATGCTCCATTTCCAGGTGGTTCTGAAAATCATGTAAGAGATATGGCGGAAGAGTGTCGAAGTCGAGGTCATGCTGTTGCTGTTTTTGCTGGTGAACATAAAGGTAATTGGAATGATGTTCATGTAACAAGTGATACGTCAATATTAATGTTACCTTGGGATTTAATTGTTGTGCATGGTGGTGATGTCGGTTTACAGAATTTTGTTCTTACGAATATCGATAAAATACCATCGAAATTACTATTTGTTTTGATTCGTCCATCAAATTCCCAAATATACCACGATGCAATGCAACAATGTTATAAAATCGGATGTTGCACAAAAGAAGATTGGGAATTCGTTAAACTCAAAAACGTATTACATAAATCTGTTAGAATCAATTATGGTGTTGATGAAAAGAATTGTGTTGGCATACCAGGTTTTAGGGAAAAGTATAATATCAATACGAAATATATGGTTGTTTCGTCTGGTGGTTTTTGGCCAAATAAAGCAATGAAAGAATTGGCTGATATTGCCAACTCCATTGGAAGGTCTGACATGACTGTTGTTTTAACTGGTTATGATAATAGACACAACATTATTCCACCAGAAACTGAATATGTAAAACCGATTATGGTCGAAGATAGAGAAGATGTGATGTCCGCAATTAAAGAGGCCGACTTATATGTCATGCACTCACACTCTGAAGGGTTTGGATTAGTTTTATTAGAAGCAATGTTAAATAAAACTCCTTGGGCTGCAAGAAACATTGCCGGTGCAAAATTGATGACAGAATTTGGTTTCACTTATGATAACGACTATCAACTGCGAGAATTATTAATTGATTTTGATGGTAAAATGAATGTAAATCTTGACGATGCATACGAATATGCATTGATGAATCATTCAATTAAAGTCACAGTTGATGATATATTAAAGACAATTGAGGAATAAAAAATGGACTTTACTTTTGGTATATTAACAAAATATGATGATGAAGAAAAATTGAGAGAGGTTATCGATTCCATTCATAACTTAAAAATAAAAGAAAAAGGTGGAAATTATCAAGTTCTGGTTATCGGAGAAAAAAAACAAGAAGGTACAGAATTTGAGAGATACGTTTGGTTTGAAGAGAGTGTTAAACCTGGTTGGGTCACAAGAAAGAAAAATCTTCTAGCAAGAGCTGCTAATCATCAGAATATTGTTTTGATGCATGACTATTTTCTTTTTGATGAAGATTGGTATGATAAGTTTTTAGAATTTGGTAATAACTGGGATTTGTGTTCCTGTCAACAAATATTAATCAACGGCAAAAGACATTTTACGGATTGGGTTACTTGGGATTCTCCAGTTTTTCCTAGATTCACCTCATTACACTATGATGATTGGTCACATGTTAATTGCATGTATCAATCTGGTGGTTTTCTTGTCGCAAAAACACAATTGATAATTGATAACCCATTTAATGAAGAGTTGACATGGGGACAAGCAGATGATGTTGAATGGTCTTTGCGTGTCCGGAATCGTTATAAGTATGTGTGTAATGGAAAAGCTATAGTTCGTCATAATAAGGTACATCGTGATGCAAAATAAATTGATTATATTTGATTTGGATGGAGTTCTGATTGAGTCCAGAGAGTTACATTATGAAGCTTTAAATAAAGCTCTAAATTCTGTTGGTCCACAATATGTAATTACCAGAGAAGAACATTTGAGTGTTTATGATGGCCTCAATACAACCAAAAAACTGGAGATGTTATCTCAAAATAAAGGGTTAGATAGAAGATATTTTGACCAAATATGGAAAGATAAACAAATAGCAACATTTGCTCTGATAAGACAATTTCCAAGAAGCGATAAATTGAGGCAAATGTTTGCTAGAATTAATCAACATGGAATTAAAATTGCTGTCGCTAGTAATTCTATACGTGAAACAATTAAACTCGCCTTACTATCAATTGGTGTTATGGATTTTGTTGATTACTTCATCAGTAATGAGGATGTGAAGAGGACCAAACCGTATCCAGAAATGTATTGGAAATGCATGACAGCTTTAGATGTTCTTCCAAAAAATACGGTCATCATTGAAGATAGTCATATTGGTAGGCAAGGTGCGTTGGATTCAGGCGCACATTTGATTCCAGTTAAAGATAGTTTTGATTTGACGCCAGATAAAATACAAGAAGCCATTGACACACTCAATGGTGTTAAAAGAAAACAAATACCATGGAGAGATAAAAAGATGAATGTTTTGATTCCTATGGCAGGTGCCGGTAGTAGATTTGCACAGGCTGGTTACACCTTCCCCAAACCATTAATTGAAGTTAATGGTAAACCAATGATTCAAGTGGTTACAGAAAATTTGAACGTTGAAGCACATTTCATTTACATTGTTCAAAAAGAACATTATGAGAAATATAATTTAAAACAGTTGTTGAATTTAATTTCACCTGGTTGTGATATTGTTCAAGTGGAAGGCATTACTGAAGGTGCTGCCTGCACAACATTACTAGCTAAAGATTTGATTAATACCGATCAACCATTGTTAATGGCTAACTCTGATCAATTTGTTGAATGGAATTCAAATGAATGTTTATATGCTTTTACTGCTGATGGTATCGATGGCGGCATCGTCACTTTTAATGCTACACATCCCAAGTGGTCATTTGCAAAACTTGGAGATGATGGTTTTGTCACCGAGGTAGCTGAAAAGAATCCAATATCGAATATCGCAACTGTTGGTATATATTATTGGAGAAAAGGTTCTGACTATGTTAAGTATGCAGAACAAATGATTGAGAGAAATATTAGAACAAATAATGAATTCTATGTTTGTCCGGTATTCAACGAAGCAATTGGTGACAATAAAAAGATTCGTGTAAAAAACATCGAAAAAATGTGGGGTATTGGAACACCAGAAGACCTGAATTATTTCTTAGAACATTATGGTAAATGAAAAAAATAAAAATATATACGGTAACATATAACGATAATGAATCTCTAAATTTAACTCTAAAAACTTTTTTCGAAAGTGACAATTTAGACCAGATTGAATTTGAATATTTTATTATAAACAATCATACAAACATTCAAATAAGTGATGAATTTTCATCAAAGGTTAAGTTGTTGAGGAATGAAGTTAGACCAGATTTTAGTTATGGACATTTAGCCAGAAATTGGAATCAAGCATTAATTAATGGTTTTCAAAATATTAGAAAACCAGACTGTGATATTGTTATAACAACGCAAGATGATATTTTGTGGAATAAAGATTGGGTAAATAAACTGTTGAAAATACACGAATCTTATAGTTTTTATACTTGCGATTTTGGTGATAATTTTTGTAGTTATACACCTTCATCTGTTAAGAAGATAGGTCTTTGGGATGAAAGATTTTGTGGCATAACATTCCAAGAGGCAGATTATTTTCTACGTGCAGTCATTTTTAATGGAAAAAATTCTTCAATAAATGATAAACATCACAAGAGAGTTTCACATAAACAGGAGTTAGTTGTTCAGAGGCAAAATCCAACAAAATTTAGGCCACATAATAACAGGAATTATTCACATAAGTATACAAGAACTTTGTTTTTGAAAAAATGGTCTGGTCGTCCACCACATACTTGGGAAAGTGTTGTTGATAATAGATTAAGACCAAATAAAAATTACAAAGAAGTAGTTTACTACCCATATTTTGAAAAAGATATTGATAAAGACTTGTATGAATTTTTTTTCGAAGTGGAACAAGGACAATCAGTTCCTAGACAGAATAGATATAGACAGGAAACTTAATTATGAAAACAGCAATTATATTTTCGGGTAAACCAAGATTCAATAAACTTTTTATAGATTTCTTACACAAGATTCAATC